TCTACCGTCATCATTGGTTCACTCATCATTCTCTGGTTTTTCACTAAATGACTATCACCGAACGCAACCAAAAGTTATTTGAACTGCGTCACAAATTGAATATGAAACGTTTCGAGGTTAAGATGGTTGAAGACGAGATCTATCGTGTCCGTGCTGAATATGAAATGGAGCAACGTGAGCGTTCTGGTCAAACACTTTTCGATGATATGTTTGGAGGTTAAATGTCACTGATTAAAACCTATTTGCACAACAAACGATCAAAAATGCAATTCCAAATTACACAAATCGAGTTTGATTGTTCTCTTGATTGTGAAGATGATTGGTCAGAAAGTGATCGAATCTGCACAGAAGAGAAACTAAATGAGGAATATATTACAACAATCTGGGAAGCAGATGATGGAGATGATCTCATTGAAGAGATCACAGCAGCATCAGGATGGTGCATCAAAAGTATAGATTACCGTCACGTTTTGACCTGATTATGAACTTCGACACCAAAACAGTTGCTCTCATTATGATGGGCATCTTTGCGATCTTTGGATGGAATTATCTTCTCATTCAACGTGATAACAAACTCTTCGATGGTTTGAAACAACGAAACGAGCAAGTTTGCCAACAACTTAAAGACATTTCACTCGACTGCCGCTAGGGGTAGACAGTTGGCAAACTGGCACAACCCTGCTTGATTTCCTCTCCAATCCGTGCAATACTAAAGCATACCAAACAAAGGAACGAAATGCCTGCAACGATTGATTACAACGAAGTCCGCGAAATGCTGGGAGTTGTTGTAAGCGACGGATATTCTGAATATGTTGTTGCTGATTACAGTATTGGCAACGATATGTTCAAATTGTGGGACAAGAATCGTCAGGCATTTTATTTCACTTCTCACGGTGCATTTTATGCACTTTATGAGGTGATTTCTGGTTGAAAGTATAAAGAAAGAAACCAGTTGAGGAACTGGCACAAGACCCCTTGAGTTCCTCCCCAATCCGTGCCATACTAAGATCAATCAAACGAAACGAACCCAATGCGTAAGATCGAACAGCAGATGAACTCCGCGATTGCTAACAGCATCGACTGGAAGTCTGGCAACACTGAAGTTCAATTTGATGCACAAGATCAAGTTTCCCGTGTATATCTTCACGGCAATCATATTGCTACCGTGAGTGAAGATTCGGTGCAACTTTTCGATGGTGGTTGGCAATCCAACACTACTAAATCTCGTCTCAATGCTATCTGCGATGCTAATGCTATTGCTGGCGAAGGTGTATTTCAAAAGAACTACACTTGGTTCGTTCGTCAGTATAACAATCTGACCAAATCTTTCGAGACTGTTCCTTTCTATTCTGGTCTGAATCTTGGTGATTCTGCACTTCCCATTGCTGCTTGATTGATGATAAAGTTTCTCACCAAGTCTCGTCCTGCAAACTTCTACTCAAACCAAGTGAAAGTTCTTCTTTTCATTGTGATTGGTGTGCTTCTTTATCAATCAAAGGATGCACGATTCTTTATCTCTGATCGTCTGAATGATGCCTCTGAGATGATTCGCCCTGCTCCTGAGTTCAACTTTCGTTACTGATTCCGATGCTTGAGTTTCTACTTTCCACGTCAATTCTTGTAGGTGCCGTGAACATTTCTCCAACACAAACACAGTATGAAGTTTTAACTGATGAAGGTGAGATTGTAACAGTTGTGGAGGATAATTATGATGTCCGATAGTCATCAAGAATTAGTTGTCAAGAATCTAATTCGCACACTTGAAAATGCAATCCAAGTGTGTTATGATGCTCCTGATGATCCAGAACTGGGTTATCCTTACGCGACGGGTTATTCTCGTTCTGCGATGCAAACTGTCCTCTCTGATCTACAACGCCACTTCAGCAAATGAGTAACATTCAAGAGAAGTCGATTGATCTCTGTGCTTATCACTATGCAGAGCAACTAGAACGCCTCATTGATGACAATCGTTTTGATGATGCTGATGCAATTTTCAATGAGTTTGTGGTGGATGGTGTAGATCCAAATGACGGTAAATACCAATGGATTTTTATCAACGACCTGACCCAATGAGTACACCTAAAGAAGATCGCTGGTCACAACATTGCAAACAACAAATTATCACTCTCTTACAGAACTCTGATGATTTCAATGATGCTGATGTGAATGGAAATGTTGAGTCATTTGTATTTGAAATGATTCACGAAGATGATAACACTCCCGAAGATTTGTCAGAGATTCTATCTGATATTTCCACCAGAATCGGACCTGATGCTTATCATCTACTCTCTGACATTCAAACTAAACTTTCTCAGTATTTCGGCAGTCTGAAAGATCGAACAGATGCGATTGTGATTCAAGGTCCTGCAAATGTTGGTCATACAGCATCAGTAACTGTCCAACCTTATCATCAAGATCATCCTGACAGATTCTTGAAAAAGTAAGAAGAATGTCTGAGTCTATTTCCGAGTGTTATCGCCCCAAAATCAATGATTATGTGGTATGGAATGGGTACATAAAAGTTGAAGGTTGGGTGTATTTTGTAGACTCAGAATACATCACAATCGAAACCCAAGTCATCCCAAAAAATGAACAAAATCTCAAAGATTGTTCAATACACAGAAACAACAGAGTTTGTGTCGTATGTTATCCTCATCAGTGGAGTGAATTAACTTATGTCAAAAGTCGTCAATCTGTCCACGAATAAGTATCGCGTGGAATGGCAAAGTAAGCAACATCATAAGGGTGTATTCAAGAAGCACAGTGTAATCGTGTTCGGTGAAGATGCTGCCCAATACATTATGCAAACACTTGCCAAAGATTCGCCACTCGTTGATGTCATCCCAGTGTTCAGTGATGGTTAGTAAAGTCAGAAAAGTGTGGCGTCTTTGGTGTTATGCTCTAGGCGCAAAGACTGGCAAAGATAACAACGAGGCAGATACAGTTGCAATCATCCGCACCGTGATCTTTGCCTCTTATCTAATCACCAATGTTGCAATCGTTGCTAATGCTGTACGTCACTGGAATGACGTTGATTACACTCAAAACACCCCAATTTGTGTTAAAAATAGGTAAAAATTGATTAAAAATGTGTAAATAAATGTATGTGCGTTGTTTATATGTTTTCCACAATGTCTGTGGAAAAGGTTGTGAATACTGTGGAAATGTGTGTGTGAGTTGTTGTTATTGTTCTTGTAAATGTGCTGAGGTGTTGTTAATGCTGTCGTAAATGTGTCGAGGTCTTGTGATCTAAGCGAGCGTACCATAAACACGCCGAGTTTGTCAAGTCCACCCCCCGCCAGTGTCTGAAATCCCACATAAGATTTCTGAGTATAATGAGACTTACTCACAGGGACTTGACAACACCCCCACCAGCAGTCTATACTGTCTAAGTAACACTCAACAGCAGCAGGTTATGAACACCCTCCCAGGACAAATGCAGCGGTACAGTGTAACACTTGATTTCACCGTGATGGATGACTTTGACCCCTATCAAATTGACTGGGAGGATCTATTTTCAATCAATGCAAATGAGACAGTCTCAGTATCAATCAAAGACCTCACAGATGATGTAGACAAGTCGTGGCAGATTGCGTCCACACAGTATCACTGAAGCACTGGGAGTTTGTTACACATAGCTTGACAGATTGATCGATCTGTGGTATACTTTGAGGACAGCGATTTGGGGCGTTTGTTTATATCGGCGGGCGGCGGTATAAAAAACAATAGAGACCCTAACCTACAGAGGTGACAAAACGCGAGTGAAATAAAAAAATCGCCGCCATATAAAAAGGGTCTAAAAGGTGCTTCAATGCACCTTTTTTAATAAATACACACAGAATGAATTAAACATAATGGAGTTTAGTACACCAATTATTTCGACTGCTGAAAAAATTTTTCCCGAAAAAATTTTACGCCCTTGGGGATGGTATGAGAACCTTTATGAAGGTGAAGGGTATAAAGTAAAGAGATTGTTTGTAAATACAAGACAATCAATTTCATTACAGAAGCATTTTAAGAGAAGTGAGCAGTGGGTTGTTGTAAAGGGTGATGGAATCATTCAGTTAGGTGATTTTATTCAACCTGCAAAGTTATATGATGTATTTCATATTAAAGTTGGAGAGGTGCATCGATTAACTGGTGGAGACTCTGGTATTTTGATTATGGAAATTCAATTTGGAAATGAATGTATAGAAGAGGACATTGAACGTCTGGAGGACAATTATGGAAGAGTATAGTTACAACATCTATGCTAAGAAAACTTGTTTGTATAAGGATCTGCCTGAGGTAGAGTTCAAGAGCACTTGGAATATGTTAAGAGGAATGGTTGGTTTAATGAGAACTGACTATGAGGATGCAGATCTTACATTTGAGAAGATCCTTATTGACAAAGGATAAATAATGGAGTATCATTGATATGTTCATCATCAATGAACTGACAAGCTTGTTAAACAATTTTTGAACATCTTATGGCTAAAGGATTTACGGTTAAGGCAAAAACTCCTCCTGCGAAGAAAGCAGAAGAGTGGGACTATGATGCGATTAAGGAAAGGATGCGTGGTAAGAACATTGTGTTCTGCCTTCCTGGTCGCGGTTGTTCATATATTTTTCTGAAGAACTTTGTACAACTTTGTTTTGATCTTGTACAGAGTGGTCTGAGTATTCAGATTTCTCAGGACTATAGTTCTATGGTGAACTTTGCACGTTGTAAGGTATTAGGTGCAAATGTTCTGCGTGGACCTAAGCAGATTCCTTGGGATGGTAAACTGACTTATGATTATCAACTTTGGATTGATAATGACATTGTATTCGACACCAATAAGTTTTGGCAACTGTGCGATCTTGCGCTGCCTGCTGAAGGTGAAGAACGTGCCATCACTGCTGGTTGGTATTGCACGGAAGATGGACACACCACTTCTGTGGCACACTGGTTGGAAGAAGATGACTTCCGCAAGAATGGTGGTGTGATGAATCACGAAACCATTGAATCAATCAGCAAGCGTCGCAAACCTTTCACAGTAGATTACACTGGGTTTGGTTGGGTAATGATTAAGAACGGCGTTTTTGAGAATATGGAGTATCCTTGGTTTGCTCCGAAGATGCAGCAGTTTGAATCTGGTGAAGTTCAAGATATGTGTGGTGAAGACGTATCATTCTGTCTTGATGCAAAGGATATGGGTTATGAGATCTGGTGCGATCCTCGGATTCGCGTTGGACACGAAAAGACTCGGATTATCTGATTCACTTATAAAACCGTCCCCTCGTGACTCGGGGGGATTTTTTTATGCTATAATATCTAAGTAAACAATCCGCTTTACTCGATGAAAATCAAAAAGTCTCTTACTGGAAAGCAGCAAATTGAGTCCAAACCCAAAAAGACTCGTCAGGGTAATGGTCAGCATACTAAATATTCAGCGAGTAGTCGTAATGCTGCTCGTAAGCGTTATCGGGGTCAAGGCAAAGGATAATGAGTTGTTTAATCACCAATCTTCCATCTAGAAAAGTTTGGGTTCGTAAAGAGTACCTAACCGATTTTCAAAGTGGATATGGTGAATTTGTAGAGGGCGTCTGGGTTTCGGCAAAGTCGATTCCTGGACGCGCTTTTTATTTTGAGACATATTTACCTGAATATGCGGCAATGTATGATAAATTGCCCATTTCAGCATTTTGTGCCAAACCAGAAATACCAACTCCTGATTTAGATCTTCCAAATCTTCAATTTTGGAACTGTATGGATTATGGGGTTGTAAACGTCTGTAAGCAGTTTGTTGCTTCAATGGACTGGGAAGTACGAACAAGGCATTTCGGGGTCCTTAGAGGGCAATATGAATGCACTCTGGACAATTATCACGAGGACCCTGATACTATTGACTACTCAACAAGCGAAAATCCTGCTGAACATAAGTCATTTAACCTAATCGAACTGGAAAATGGGCAGTTTGCACTGTATCCAAACAACAGATGCAGGATCTATGACAACAGTTTGACCCCCGAAACACCCAAAATACCCGATTTTAAGGTCTCAACACAGTATTTTCAGGTTGAAAATGGCGTTGAATGGGGTAGATTGGGTCACACAGACGAATATTTTTGGGAATCCGAGTCCGAACGGGATAGAAACCCCTCTAAAAGTTCTGTTCAACCTTCAAAAAAGGAGAAAACAGATGGCAATGAGCCAACACCCCGATAGAGATGTCAGTTATATGCGTCAAATGTGGGGTACAACACGGTTAATTACCGATTATTGGACCTTACCAACGAAAAAAGAGAATAGATTTAAGATACAAAATGAGATTCACGCCGAAATTCGCAATGATGAGGATTATGATGATTGGGAATACGGCACTGAACCTCTTTATGGAGAAAGAAGGGGCAAATAAAGTATCTAAATAAAGAAAGATTATACTCTTATAACGGTGCCTGCTCGTATTTCAAGAGGTTTTAAAGACATTTCCCTGTCATTTAGGAGACATCCTGTGACTAATGACTTGGTGGTCTTGAAAGACGAGTCTGCTATAGCAAAATCTGTTCGTAATATCGTTGGAACAGCGTTTGGGGAGAAACCATTTGATCTTAATTTTGGATCTCCTGTGGCAAAAATCTTATTTGAGCCATTTGATCCAAGAATTGCTGCATCATACAGTGCTTCTATTAGAGAAGTCGTTCAAAGGAACGAACCAAGAGTCAATGTACTCAATGTCTTTGTAGAAGCAAGACCTGATTCTAATGCATTAACAATCGTCATAGATTATGAGATTATTGGGTTGAGTGTTCCTCCTCAACAAGTCACTTACATCGCTAAATCGGTACGGTAATGCCTCTCGCAAAGTTCGCCAATCTAGACTTTGATCAAATCAAAGAACAGATCAAACAGTACCTCAAAGCAAACAGTAATTTTACTGATTTTGACTTTGAGGGATCTAATTTTTCTGTTCTGATTGACGTTTTAGCGTATAATACCTATATTAACTCATACAACACCAATATGGTGGCAAATGAGGGGTTTATTGATAGTGCAACACTTAGAGAAAACGTTGTTTCACTCGCAAGAAATATTGGATACGTCCCTAGATCAAAAAGAGCAGCAAAAGCAACCGTTAGTTTCATCGTAGATGTATCAAGAGCATCAACTCCTCCTCTTACATTGACCTTACAGGAAGGAATTGTTGCAGTTTCCGAAAGTTTCTCTGGAACTAACTTCATTTTTTCGATTCCAGAGAAAGTCACTACTGCAGTAGTTGATGGAATTGCATATTTTGACAATATTGAGATTTATGAGGGTACATTCATCAAAAAAGCTTTCACATTTGATGCAACAACCCCAGAAAACAGATTTGTACTTCCAAATGGAAATATTGATACATCTACTTTAAGAGTTTTTGTAAAAGATTACCAAGATTCAAGTTTTGGAAGAAAATATAATCACGTTGAGACTATTATTAATATGACTGCAACTTCTGAAGTCTTTTTACTTCAGGAAATTGAAGATGAAAAGTATGAATTGCTTTTTGGCGATGGAATATTCGGTAGAGCACTGGAAACTGGTAATGTAGTCGAAGCAACTTATATTATCACTAGCGGAAAGGCAGGAAATGGCGTTAATAACTTTACTTTCTCAGGAAGACTCAGAGATAATTCAGATAGAGTCGTAACATCTGGTGTAGGTGCTATTACAGTCAATGGAAGAGCTCTTGGTGGAGATGATATTGAGTCTGTAGAGTCAATTAGAAAATATGCCCCTAGAAATTATGCTGCACAGAATCGTTGCGTTACCGCAAATGACTATGCTGCGATTATTCCCGAATTATTCCCAGAAACAGACTCAGTTTCAGTTTATGGCGGAGAGGATCTAGATCCACCTCAGTATGGAAAGGTCTTTATCAGTATCAAACCTAAGAATGGTAACTATATCTCCAATTTCTTGAAATCTGAGATTCAAAGAAAACTTAAGGGATATGCTGTTGCTGGAATTATTCCGACCATTACAGACCTCAAGTACCTGTACATTGAAGCAGATGTAAGCGTTTACTTTGATGTAAGCAAAGCAGCAGGTTCAAGCACTTCTAAGTCAAATGTAATGGCTGCTATTGAAAGATATTCAGATTCTGCAGAATTGAATAAATTTGCTGGAAGATTTAAGTTCAGTAGATTCCTTGCTGCTATTGATAACTCCGATCCTGCTGTGACAAGTTCTTATGCTCTCATCAGAATGAGAAGGAACTTGAGACCTGTTACCAATGCTCCTGCCGATTATGAGATTTGTTTCGGCAATGCTATTAGAGTTAATAACGATGTTGGATACAATGTAAGAAGCACGGCATTCAAGGTCAGTGGCGTTGATGGTTGGTGCTATTTTGGCGATGTTCCTGGACAAGGTGCAATCGATGACGATGACCAGACTGAAGCGGTTGGTAGAATGGTTCTGTTCACTCTTAAGAGTGCAAATGAGGCACAAGTAGTAAGAGATGATATTGGAACAATTGATTATGAAAGAGGAGAAATCAAAATCAATCCGATCATCGTCTCTTCAACTTATATCTCAGACCAACAACCAATCATTGAATTCGATGCTATTCCACAATCCAATGATGTAGTTGGTAAACAAGATCTTTATACCCTGTTTGATACAGAAGCATCTGAAATTACTATGGTTCCAGACAGAATTTCTTCTGGTGAAGATGCTGCTGCTAGTTACTTTACTCCTATTTCCTCTTACCATAGAAATGACCAGATTGTAAGAGGTTCTGTTTTAGTAACCACTTCTTCCGCAGATACATATATTGGATTCGTAAATGGAAAACCATACTACGGTCCTTATCATACGATGCCTGATGGCACTATTATGACTGGTGCTAAGCACTCTGACACAGCACAGGTTATCACCAAGTCTAAGGTGGCAGCTGCTGCTCCAGCAGTGACAAACACACCACAACAAAGAGTGGTACAGAGAGACGCTAGCGTTACTCTTACAACTACAGTGAATCGTTCAGATGATAACGTATCATCTACTAGTAATACAACGACCACAACAGCAACAACAACATCTACTACATCTTCAGGAACATCTTCAGGCGGAGGCGGCGGTTACTAATGATTGAAACAAGAGTTCAATTAAAATCGATTGTAGAGAATCAGTTACCTGAATATGTAAAATTAGAATCTCCTCTTTTTGGCGATTTTCTTAAGACATATTATGCTTCTCAAGAATATAGTGGTGGTCCACTCGACATCAGTCAAAATATTGATCAATATGTAAAAGTAGGAACATATAGTTCTATTGTATCTGTCACTTATCTTGTCGGTAACGTTGATTTTGATGATACAACAATTACCGTCGATTCAACTAATGGATGGCCAAAAGAATATGGTCTCTTGAAAATTGATGATGAGATCATTTCTTATACTGGAAAGACCGATACTCAATTTACTGGATGTATTAGGGGATTCTCTGGTATTACCTCATACAGAGACTCTACGAATCCTGATGAGTTAGTATTTGAGAGAACAGAAGAAGATCAACATATTAATAGAACTCCTGTATTCAACTTAACTTCAGAATACCTCAAATTATTTTTCAAAAAATTAAAAACACAATTTGCACCTGGTTTTGAAGACAGAGAACTTGCAGATGGTTTAAATCAAACACTATTCGTTAAGCAAGCAAAAGATTTTTATACCTCGAAAGGTACGGACAAGTCATTTGAGATTCTTTTCCGTGCTCTCTTTGGTGTTGATGTAGAGGTTATCAAACCACAAGATAGTGTATTCAAACTATCTGATGCCAAATATAGAAGATACCTTGAGATGGTTCTTGAGGTTATTGTTGCTGAAAATGATGCTGATGTAGATGACCTTGTAGGACAGACTCTTTTCCAAGATCCTAGCAACTTTAATGGTGATGTTAGAAGAGCATATGGTTCTATTACAAAAGTAGAAAAGTTAAGAAGAGAAAATCAAGATTATGTGAAAGTTGGAATCGACTACGATTTCAGTAGAGACGTTGAAATATTTGGAACTTTATATGGTGAGTTTAAAATCACTGGCAAGACAAAGTTAATTGATAATGTTGCGGTCGGTGGCACCTACATTAACGTAGACTCTACAGTTGGATTCGCAACTGCAGGAGAATTATATGTTTCATATAATAATGGAACTGTAGGAGTTGTAACTTATTCCAAAAAAACTGTTAACCAATTTTTAAGTGTTAATGGAATTGAGGATGAAATTTCTATTGGAGAAACTGTACTTGAAAACAATAGAGTATATTCTACGACTCCAAATGGAGATCAAATTGATTTTAGTATCACTGGTGTATTGAATACGCTCAACTACAACCAAGATAAGGTTGTTAATTATGAGAAAGATGATAGAATTTATGTTAGCACTCTTGGAGAGGATTATAATGATCCCGTAAGCAATTCATTTATATACAACACTCATAATAGATTCAAAATCAAGAGCATTAATAATATTGACCTTGGAAAATTTGAATTTAGAAGTTATGAAAGTCATCAGTTAAATCTGAATGACAGAGTAGAGGTAATTAACATTGAACTCAATCAGGTTTCTTCTGGTAGAGTTGTAGATATCTCCAGTGAGTTTGATTTTGTGGTTGAGGGTCTAAGTGACCTCACAAGCATTGGTAGACTGAGATATACTTATGAGGTAAGAAGAAAACCAAAATATGCTGATGCAATCAATTTTGAAACTGCAAATAAATTCTACACTGATGTAATCAACACATATAAGGATGATGATAACAACGTATATGTTGTATCTAATAGCATTCCAAGCTATGATGTAAGACTAGAACTTGGAGATAGGGGAGTTAAAATTCCTCCAAACATCTATTCTGGAGATACACTCAATATTCCCAATCACGGTTTTATTACTGGAGAAGAAGTTAACTATGTTCCAGACAAAGAAACAATCGACTCTAGTGAACTTTTTGATGCAACAGAAATTTCCCTTTATGGCGAAGACATTGAAGATGAGGTAGTTACTGCTTTAGGATCTCTATCAGAGAAGCAGTATTATGTAAAAGTTGTAGACACAGATAATATTAAACTTTCTAACAGTAGAGCAGATATTGCTTCTGGTGTTTTTCTGAATATTAGTGGAATTGCCACAAATCAATATCTCTATCCATCAAGAAATTACCTGAAACCACTAGATGCTCAGAAGATTATTAGAGCAATTCCTTCTGCTACTGATAATGAAGCACTAGAATTTACCACATCTCCAGATGCTAGAAATGGCATCTTGGTTAATGGTGTTGAGATTCAAAACTATAAATCAGAGAATTACATTTACTATGGGGAAATTGAAAGAATCGATGTCATTAGTGGGGGTAGAGATTATGATGTAATCAATCCTCCAAGTTTGATTATTTCAGATTCTGTTGGAACTGGCGCAACTGCCACCCTGACTGTTAGAGGATCCTTTAATTCGATTCAAGTAGTTGATGGTGGATTTAGTTATGTTAATCCACCAACTGTCATTATTGAGGGCGGAAATGGTGAAGGAGCAAAAGCAGAAGCAATTCTGAAGCAGAAGGTACACGAACAAACTATTATTGTAAACAAAGGTGCTGGAACGATCAGCACAACTGCAAATACTGTTGCTTTCTCAACTTATCACGGATTCTTGAATGGTGAGTTAATTTATATTGACAACAATGACCAGAGAGCAATTGGAGTTGGATCCACTGCTGGCGATGTTGTTCGCATATATGATATTGACGAAAATTCTGGGTATTTTGTAAATACTCCAGATTTATACACCATCACTTTACACACGAATACTGATGATGCAAAAGTTGGCATCAACACTGTAAATATTACGGATTTTGGTCAAGGAAAACAAACGTTTAGAGCTGACCTACCAAGAAATGTAATTGCCAGGATTGACATTGTTGATCCAGGAGAGGGTTATACTAATAATACCATCAAAGTACAGCCATCTGGTATTAATACATCTTCAGATGTTGTATCTTTCCAACAACACGGATTTGCAGACGGCGATTTGATTGAATATCGTTTTGATGGAACTGGTATTAGTGGTTTAACAACAGATCAGCAATATTATGTACTGAGATTAAACGATGATAGTTTCAGAGTTAGTGCAGCTGGTATTGGAACAACATTAACAGATGCGAAGTATCTTTTGAGAGACTATGAAGATCTCAAGAGCACTGGTATTGGCACACATACATTTAAATATCCAGATATCACTGTAACAATCGATGGTGACGTTGGAATTAGCACTTTAACATTTATTGACGAAAATCCAGATACAGTAACTGGCATTGGTTCCACTAACGCCGAACTTCTGTTCCCAGCAAGAATCCAACCAATTGTTCTTGGTGAAATTATAAAGGCAAATATTGTATCTGGTGGTATTGGTTATGGAAACTCTGAAGTTGTTAATTATGAGAAACAACCTCTACTTACTTTAAACACTGGTATTAATGCTCAACTCAAACCAATCATTGTACAGGAAAAGATTTCTGACGTGATTGTCATTAATGAAGGTTCTGGATATAATTCTCCGCCAGTTTTAGGAGTTCAGGGAGACGGGGATTATGCTAATATCATTCCAGTTGTTGAAGGTGGAAGAATTGTAGACGTAATTGTTCAAAATGGTGGTGTTGGATTCTCTACTGCTAAAACTTTTATCCAAATTGAAGGTAGAGGAATTGAAGCAAAGTTTAAGACTAGAATTGGTGCTTGGAACATAAACAATGTAGCAAGATATGAAGATAGATTTGGTCCAGATGACTCTCTCTTGTCACCACCAACAAGAATTGAGTATGGATCAGAATATACTCATCTCTATGCTCCTAGGGCACTGAGAAGAAAACTATATTCTCGCAATATTAATGGATCTAAAAATTATGGATCAAATGATCTCAATTTCTCCTTTACGGAAGAAGAGGGAATCAGACACTCTCCTATCATTGGATGGGCATATGATGGCAATCCCATCTATGGACCATATGGTTACGATAGACCTGAAGGCGGAAGAATCCGCAGAATGCAATCTGGATATAAATTAGTTTCCTCCAGTAGTAGACCTTCAGAAGCTACTTTCCCCCTAGGTTACTTTGTAAATGATTATATCTTTACAAACTCGGGAGATCTTGATGTACATAATGGCAGATTCTGCAAGACCCCAGATTTTCCAAAGGGTAGATATTGTTACTTTGCTACCATTGGCGGCAGAATTAGCAATGATGGAACTTTTAAAGGTTACTATCCACCAGCTTTCCCATATCTGATTGGAGACTCTTTCAGAAGCAGACCAGTTAGTTTTAACCTCCTAAGAACATCAAATACTGATGACATTGATCTCAATGAATCTGGATTCATACGAAATGCCACTCCGTATAAGATCAATAGCATTTATGGTCAAAATGAATATATTATCAATCCAACCGATGATGAGCGGCAGTATGTAAACGTAGAAAGAGCAACTACTGGAAAAGTAGAAAACTTTACTATTGTATCAGCTGGATCTAGTTACAGAGTTGGAGATCGACTTGAGGTTGACAATGAAAATAATCTTGGAGACGATGCTCAAGCTGTAGTAAGTTGGTTGGGCGGAAGAAATATCACTTCCATTGCAGCATCTACATATACTCTTCCAGAAGTTCAACTTTATTTGAAGGGTGGCACTGCCATCGCTGCTGGAATTTGCACAATTCCTCACGGATTGAGAAATAATGACAGTGTTGTTATTAGTGGTTTATCAACAGATGTCGTTCCCCAACTTGCAGGTAGAAAAACCGTAGGAATTACAACTACATCCTGGAGATTGGTATCTGCTGCTTCAACACCCTCTACTACTGGGTTAACAACTTATCTTTCAATTGCTGGAGACCTGAGTCCAACAAGTATTAAAGAAAATGATGTTATTGGTATTGCATATACCACTTCTGTTGGCATCAATTCATTTGAGAAATTTAAAGTTCTCAACGTTGAGACTCAACACAGCAGAATTCGTGTACAGAGAGAATCTCAAGGCACGATTGGTATTGCCCACTCTTACTTTGCCAAGGTAATTAGTTTCCCAAGAGAATTTACTTTTGATGTAACAGGAGTTACATCAAGTTTAACTACGAAATTAAATTCCGAAATCTATTTTAATCCAATCGATCAAGTCGGTATCGGCACTACAATTGGGATTGGTATTGTTTCTTCAATTCCATCCAATATTGGAATTGGAACTACCACTACTTACGGAGAAGTTAAAGTTGGTGGAATTTATCTTGAAAAACACGGATTTAGAACAGGTCAGAAATTAACCTATCATACGAATGGTGGAACTGGTCTTACAGTTTCCAACAATGTAGCAATTGGAACGGAACTGTTCACTCTCAATGATGGTTCTACAGTATATGCAATTGAATTGGATCAGAATGCCATTGGATTATCAACTACAAGAGTTGCAATCGGAACAAACACTGATTATGTTGGTGTTGGGTCTACAGCATATCAATTAAGATTCCATAGTGTAGGAACTGGAGTAACTCATAGTTTCAGAACTGTATATGATGCTATCGGTGATTATGTGGTTACTGGAGATGTGAGCATTTCTGATTTTAGAGTTTACACAGAAATCTTCCATCATTTAGGAATTGATGATAACGTTCAACTTGATGTTCTGCCTGGAATTACAACATCTGTTTTTGTACAGTTTAATGAATATAACAACAGAATTGTTTTCAATAGAGTCGGTCTAGCAACTGCCAATATTGATACTGCAAATAACCTGATTACAATTACAAACCACAAACTGAGAACTGGTGATAAGATTATCTGGTCCAAAGAAGCATCTAGCACTGTTCCATCTGTCATTGATGACAATGGTATGTACTATGTTGTCAAGGATAATGACAATAGATTTAGAATTACAAGAACTAAATTAGAGGCAGAATCGGAAAGACCAGTTTTCATTGATTTTACAGATGCTGGATCTGGAAATCAACTCATTTCTTTGGTAAACCCACCAATCAATGAAATTCTCGGAAACAGAGTATCTTTTGCAACTACCGATCCATCTTTGGCATTCTCACAAGGAAATAGAATCTATCCAGCATATGCTTTAAAATTCTATACTGATCCCAATTATGAAAATGAGTTCTACACAACTGGCAATGATGATAACTTTGCGATTGTAACCACTGGTCAAGTTGGAGACCCTTCAACTGCTAGTAGCACAACTCTGTATACAAATAGAAATTTCCCAGAAAAATTATACTACAGATTTGAACCAGATTATATCAATAGAATTCCTACAGATAAAGATAGAAAGGATAGAAAGATTTCAACACTATCATTCGTTGAAGATGATGATGTAACCAACTATAATACTCTGCTTTTTGATTCCTCTGGATATAATGGAAACTATAGTGTTGTAGGAATTGCATCAACTTCATTCAAGTTAAATTCCTTTAGGGATCTTGAAAAGAATGGTTATGAGCGATCTGAAGCTATTTTCTCATACATTACTAACTCCAAATACGTTCAAGGACCAATTAAAGATATTAAACTAAAGTCTGGTGGATTTAGTTACAACAGACTTCCAGGAATTACATCCATTGGATCATCTGAAGGCACTGGTGCTATCATCAAACCAAATAGCAATAGCATTGGTAAGATCAAGGGTCAAAAACTCAGAGATGTGGGTTGGGGATATCCAAGTGACCTTACACTGAAACCAAAAGGCAACATCCCCGAACTCCTATCCGTTGATAGTCTCTTTACTATCGGTAATCTTGGCATTGTCACTGGAGGAAGAAACTATATTATTCCTCCAACCGAGTTTGTCGTGTTTGATGGTGCAAGTAATGAATATATTCCAGAAATTCAACTCAAGTTTGAACTGACTGGAACTTCAATCGGAAAAGTTAGAATTCTTTCTAACAGCAGCAGACTGTCAAATGCAAATCCAATCATTCTTCCTTTGAACAATTCCAATGGGGTTGGTATCAGAACGGTAGAATATAATAGTGCTGAAAAAATTGTCACACTTAAATTTGATGTTGGATTTAGCACCTCTGGAACTTTCCCATTCAAGATTGGCGATAAAGTTCTTGTAGAAAATGTTGGTATTGCTTCTACTGGATCTGGTTATAACTCATCGGATTATAATTATAAACTGTTTGAAGTTATTGAGGTTGATCAGAATATCGGCGGAATTGGATCAATCGCCTACAAACTGGATGATACTGTAACATATCCTGGTCTATATGTTACTACAAGATCGTATGGCAGAGTAATTCCACCCCAAGATCTCCCACAATTTAATGCTACTCTAATTCCTACTCAATTTAAGGTTGGAGAAACCATTGTTTCCAATACTGGAAAGACTGGAAAGGTTGATTACTGGGATAGTGTTTCTAAGATCATTAAGGTTGAATCAAATTTCAACTTTAGTGCTGAAGAAACAGTTAGAGGATTGTCATCTAAAGCACAAGCAGTTGTTAGAACAAAGGTCGATCACGATTCGGAATTTACAGTTGATGCCGTAAGTGCTCCTAGAGCAGAATGGGTGGATCAGAGAGGATTCTTATCAGAGAACACTCAAAGACTTCACGATAGTTTCTATTATCAGAATTTCTCATATGTTCTCAAGTCTGAGATTTCTTATGAGAAGTGGGAAGAGGCAGTTAACTCTCTCAACCACGCTTTAGGATTTAAAAAGTTCAGTGATATGCAAATCATCTCCCAACCAGAGGATGATGATGCAATTGCAAATACACCAACTGAGTCTTTAGTTGATGTAACTCTCAACCTTGATGGAGAGGTCAAGACTTATTGTAAGTTTGACTTTGATATTGGAGTTGAAAAGACTCTGAGATTTGGTACAAAGAATCTCTCTAATGAGGTTATCTTCAATAACAGAATTATCACTGATTACGTTGAGTCAATCGGTAACAGAGTTCTTGCTATTGATAATATTAGCACACAATTCAGTAACGTTCCTAGACAAACACCTTTCAGTGTAGTTGATGACTTCTTGATCACCGACACAAGAACTGCTCGTTTCTTCTGTTTTATTAGAGATGTCAGATATACTGATGAAGTTCAGGCAATGGTATTTGACTTCTTGCACGATGGTGTAAGAGGATATTTGGCACAATATGCACTTACCAGTTCCTTATTAGATCTTGGTGGATTTGATTTTGAACTTAGTGCATCTACTGGTCAGGTTCAGTTCTTCCCAACGAAATTTGCAGAAAATAATTATGAGATCTTTGGATTCTCAATTCAAGCTCAAGATTATGTTCCTGCCGCAATTCCTCTCACAATCTCTGGAATTACCACGATTGGAGACAACGTTGAATTTGTTTCTTCCACAAGAAGGATTGGTGCTGGAACGACTGATGCAGATATTATCGTTGGTATTGCTACAACAACCTACAATTCAGTTAAAGTTATTGTTCAAGCTATAGAAACTAGTGGTGAGTCTCAATATGAGACTAATCAAATGTCACTGATGTATGATGGAACTGATGTTTATGAACTCGAATATGGAAGAATAAACAACCTTAATGCACAGAAGTACACTATTGATGTTGGTCTTGGCACATTCTCTAGCAATGTTTCTGGTGGAAATATTAATCTTGTTTATCACCCAGATCCAAGCAAAGAACTTTCACTTAACATTTTTGAAACCAGAATTAGATCTGGAGTAAGCACCGTTGGTTATGGAACAGAATCCATCAACCAGGTTGAGTTTGGAGCAGGACAAGTTTCTTGGTCTGCTGGAATTGGGTCCACCACAATTCATACTTTCCCAGAAAACTATAAGGGTGCATA